CGCTGCCAAAGGTGCGGCGGCGCGGGGCGATCGACGTGTTGTCGACAGCCAACTGGATCGGGCCGGGATCGATGGAAACCGTCTCAACAGCCTCCGGCGCGACATCGAGGAACGAGGCCTCAATAGTCTCGCTCTGATCGACCAGGTAAGGCGCATTGCGTTCGGCCTCGACGCCCTCAATCTTGTCCTCAAGCCGCTTTTTGCGGGCGTTTGCTCGGGTCTCCAGCGCCTTTTCTTCATAGCTGAGCGGCACGTAACGTTCGGCGTTCGCCATGAACCCAGCTACACAGATGAGACGCCCCGGCTGTCCGGTCGAAACATCGAATTCCCGGACCCAGACCTTGTCGGCCTGATGATAGTCGTATCCGACCATCACCTTCTGCGTATGATAGCGCTCCAGCTCCCTGTCGAAGTAGGTGTTGGTGCCCCATTCAACCTGTGCCCGGCGCACGACGCGGATCTCATAGGGACGGAACAGATCGTCGGCCTCGGCCTCATCGACCGGCACCGGCTCGAACCCTTTCTGCCGATGCGCTTCCCAGCAGTCGTTCGGCGACATATGGCGCAGGCGCCCGGTCTCAGGGTCCTCGAACTTCGGCAGGCTGGTATGCGGCTTTGCGTTATATTCTTCGACTTTCTCTTCGCAGAGGCGCACGAACTCTTGCCAGCTCGGCAAGGACCGAGAAAACCCGAACTCTTTCAGCTCACGTCTGGTCAACTTGTGGATTTTGTCCCCGGCCTCCTTGTCCATATCCTGCCCCATGTAGGTCGGCAGGTCCTTGGCCAGCGGGTTCCAAACAGTACCATTGATGATCTCGATCCGGCCCTTGGCCTGAGACCCATAGGGAGCCGCATGCATTTTGGTGATACCCAAACGCCCCATGAGACCACTCACATCGGCGTCCATCGCGTTGTTCTTGTAGCCAGGGCCTCGGTCCACGTAGAAGATCGCCGGAATGCCGTTGTTCACGCAGGAATTGCGCAGCGCCTCGGCCACCGAGCGCTGGTTTTCCGAGCGCCCCAGAGAAATGCCGACGATCTTGCGCGTCACCACATCCACAATGGTGGTGATTTCCGGTCGGATCGGACGCTTGGTCACCGGATCTGCGATCTCGGCGTCAAACGTCTTGCCATCCCCCGAATAGATCGTGGTCGGCCACATATCGTCGGTGGTCCGCGTCACATAGGCGAGCCGGGACCGCAGCGTCAGCATACCCTCGCGCCCGACATTGCGTTCGATATTGCTGAGACGCTTCTCGAGGATGTATTTCACCTGGTTCAGCGTGATGCGCTTTTCCTTGGGCGGGTTTTCTTCCTCCAGGTACTTCTTGAGCGCATCCGGTGCGGAGGGCTTCGAGCCGATGGCATAGTACTTGAGAAAACCTGCAAATCCGGGATGAATGGGCGCAGCGGCCTTGGGCGGTGTGGGCGCAAGCGCCGTGGCCCCGGCCTCGTCGCGGGTCTTGAACCAGTCGTAAATCGCCCGACGCTTTACCGATGCGGTGTTTTTTCGGTCATTGGCCAGGGCAATCCGCTTAGGGTCCAGACAGAAGCCATGATCGGCTGTCAGCAAAAGCGGCTTTGCGAGGCTGGCAGCCTCCTCAATTGTCAGGATTTGCCCGGCATCGCGACGATGCTCGATATCCTGACGGGTCTCATAAGTCTCCTGCGCCTTGAGGAACTGGGTGATCCCCCAAGACCGCCTTTGGCCTTGCGAAATCGCATAGCCGTCGATCGACTGAAGGACCTCGGCTCGGGCCTCCATCACTGCGCGAGCACGCGACCCCAGCAGGGCGGCTTTCAGCGCATCCATTTTGGACCGGCCCGTAACATGACCCGCCGCCTGAGCCGCTTTCACCGCCTCCTTCATGGCGTGGCCTTCGATGACCATGATCACCTCATCTGGCAGCAGCGTGAAATGATATTCCATGCCACCGCCACGGCCTGCGCGCTTGCGACAAAAGCGATCGCCCATCACGTGCCAGCTGGCCGTCTTTGCGTAGATTTGGACACCGCGTTCCGTCTGCGGGAAGTTCTTCATACCGCGCTTCTTGGCGATCTCGGCCAGTTCACGGGCGCTGTAGAATTCCTGAACGGCAAAAGAGGACATATCGTTCATCTGCGAACCTTCCACTTGGCCATAATGGCCTGTTCCTGTGCTTCGAGTTCCTGCCGCTTGTCTCGGATCAACTGCAGGCGGATCATCTCGGCATATTGTTCTTCGATCACCGTCAGGCCGAACTCACCTGGGACGAAGCCCAGCAGATCCTGCGCCCCGGTGACCTGCACCAACCCGATGAAGGCATCGAGCGGGATGCGGTGATCTGAGGAGCCCTCCGACGACCACTTGTTCAGCATGGCCTCTGACACCTGACGCCCAAGCCATGCGCTCAGATCACGGGCAATCTGCGCCCGCGTCAGACCCTCGTCGCGCGCATCGCGCAACGCCTGGCCGATGACCCGCGCAATCTTGCTGTCGAGCCGCCCGCGCCCAATGACATCGGCGCTGTAGCCGACAGACACGCGCGGCGGCTGCCAGTCGAACAGGTCCTTGGTCAGAGGGTCACGGTGACGGGCCATGGTCGTTACGCCCCATAGATCACGGACAGACAGTCCGTGATCTGATCGGTGATGCCGGTATCGATCAGCACGTTGACCTCGTCTGCGATCTGCTCGCAGAGCTTGTTATGCGCCTCTACCGCATGGAAAATCACGATCTGGTCGCCACGTTCATGCAGCCAGACCGATTTCGCATCCTGTGCCTGGCGCACGAGTTCAAGGATGTGCTCAAACCGTTCCTTCGGTCCGAGGGATTGAATTGCGGGATGAATGCTCATGCAGAACGCCCCCCAACGCGCAGCCGGTAAAGGCGCATGACGAAGGGCGAACAGAGCGCTACGCTCTCAGGCGACTCACCAGCCACCAAGCAAAGGAAAATCTCCCATGTCGCTTTCGAACTATTCCAAAGCCGCCGCGTCTGTCGGCGAAGAGCTGCGTGACATGCTCCGCGCGCCTGAGTACGGAGATATGCTTGACGCACTTTCTCTTGATGCACTGCGGACGCTCGCCGACTTTCGCGCCGCAAATGACGCAGCTGTGCAGTCAATTGCGACGGCGACACCAAAGCCCCGTCAAGCCCTCTTACGAAAGCTGGATCAGACCCAGCGTTTTTGGGCGATTGCCGCAGCGGCTCAGGTTGCCTTTGAAGCGTCAGCGATGCTGTACGAGGCAGATATTTGCCTGCAGCCAGGAGGGCCATATCGTCAGATGATTGGCACTGCGCAGGCTGTTCTTGATGCAGTTCATGAACACCCGGATGCGCTTTGGCCGTTTCCGACACTGTCGCCATTTTATCCTGATTATTATGAGGAAGAAGAATAGGGTCCATCAGATCCGCCCCGCAGCCTTGAGGGCGGCAATCACGCGTTCCTCATTATCCAGCACCAGCCGCGAAAAACTCGCATCCGGCAGGGCTGCCAGGTTCTCGGAAAGCGCAGTGAACTTGCGCTCAAAGGCATCGGCCACCACCCCGCCCTCAATGGCCTGCAATGCGCCCGCCACGTTGCTGACAGGGCTGTCCGCATCAAAGATCAGATCGAGAACTTTCTCTTGCTTGGGCGCGGGCAATTCGCTCAGCGCTTTCAGCTCCGTCTGTTTTTTCGCCATGTCGGCACCGATCAGACGGCTGCGCGAGGCGGGCGTGAGGTCGGTCCAGATTTTGACAGCCAATTCGATAGACCGTTTAGACAGCCCAATTTTTTCTGCTGTCGAGCGCGCGAAACCGAATATTTCATGGCCGCCCTGATCAGAACGCAAACTTTGCGTTCTGATAGATTTCCGATCCCCGCCATTCTTAGTTTCGGGGTACATCCGTTCCCAAACCTGCTTCAGCTCGTAAAGATGCTGACAGCGGTCAAGGCCGACAACCTCATTGCGACCGAGGTTTTCCATCACCTCTTCAAGCCGCGCCTCATCATCACTTGAGGCAGTGGAAATATGGGCCGGGATATCCTTGCTCCCGAGCCGTTCAAAGGCTGCAAGCCGGTGGCGACCAGATACCAGACGATAGCGGTCCCCAACATGGCGCACCGTGATTGGCATCAGCAGACCCTGCACCCGGATCATATCGGCGAGACCGGCAACCCAGTCCATATTCAGGGCACGGGCGCGGTTGTCAGGGATGTCGATAAGGTCGAGGGGGAGATCGAGATTGCGATCAGTAGTCATAATTTGCCTGTGGTTTTTGATTTTGACGCCACCGCAGGAGTGCGGAGGCGGGATATGTTCAGGTCAATGCGGTCAGAAAACGCCGATCAGGTGCAGGAAATGCAGCCACCAGATGAGGGCGAGCCCCATCGTGAAAAGCATGAGCTGCCCTCCTGGCATGCGCAGGGCCACTGCAGCGGTGAACACCGCCACCTCAGCGCCCCACATGAGGAGAAAGACGATCATCACACCAACTCCGCACGAAGGTCATCCTCTGACCCATCCGCCATCATCAGACAGAGACGTGTATGCAACTTCTCAAGAAGATCGACGTATCGGCTGGTTGCACCATCAATAACCGCGCCCGGCATGTCCGGATCGCTTGAGAGGCGTTCCTGAACAGTTGCTTCGCGAGCAATAGTGAAAATCTCGTCGATCTGATCGATTAACGCCATCACCGACCACCCCAGATAGACATCCCTGCGACCAACATTACGAACAGCACCAAAGCGCCAATCAAAGCGCCGACAAAGCTGTCCTCAATGTCATCGTGAAGCCGGGCAAGTTGAGCAATAAGGTCACGCATCCTGCACCTCCATGACGGGCATTCCCGCCAGAGAAATCGGCTTTGCAGCCTGACGCACAGCCGCGACAAGAGCCTGATCATCAGAAATATCCTCACGCCACAGCTGCTCTTTCGCCTCGCTCATGAGGAACCCCTGAGTGCCGCGCAGGGAGGCAAGCAAACGGGCGCGGCACTCCGGTGATGGGGCAATGCCACCAGAAAGGATGGCCATCACCTCACCCAGATCACGGGCCGCAGCCCGAAAATTGGCCGAGCTGATGTCAAACGCCGGGACAGGTTTGGACAGGATCGCGCTCATGCCGCACATCCTTTGTCAGCGGCCCGCTGCGCTTTTGCCCTTTCAATCAGGGCCTCATTCTCTTTAGAAAGAATACGGGACTTCCGAATGGGATACCGATCCGGGAACAGATCAACCGGTTTGACACCCAGGTATTCGGCAAGCGCGCGCTCGGCAGGCCGCACTGTGCGGCTCCACACGGCGCGCATTGCGCTCGGGTTAATCCCATTGAGTTCGGCAAGGCCATTTAGGGTCATGCCGCGCTCTTCAAGGGCGGATTTGATCTTGGGTTTGGTCCAAGTCTCTTTCGTCATGGTCGTCCTCCTGTTGAGAGCTGATGCAGCAACATCGGCTCTTGACGGGTTTAAAAATCGCAGTAGCGAAAAGCTTCGGCGCTTCGCCTATGAAAGGGATAAGGCAATATGTGGGTTTTGTAAACCCGAATATTGCCCATACAGAGATGGCTAGACAGGAAGTTGTAAAAACCGATCTCGCTCAAAGACTTAGAGACATAAGATCGGATCACGGAGATCCCTCTAGGGAATTCTTTGCCCAACTTCTTGGATTTTCATCCAAAACTTTGGCTAATTATGAGCGTGGTGATACTCAGCCAGATGCAGCAGCGCTCGCCGCTTACAGAAACCAATGCGGGATAGACACAAATTGGCTCGTTACTGGGGATGGAAAGATGCACCCAGACGATGCCTCTGACGGCGAACAACTGGTCGGCGATCAAAAGCGAAATTTGCCGCAAAACTTTGTCCAGCTACCGGTCTACAATGAAGTTATGGCGGCTGCAGGATCAGGCCAAATTGTTCCGGTCACAGAGAAGGCTGATGGAATCGTTGCCTTCGCCAGCTCTTTTCTTAGCGATCAGGGTGCGAATCCCGAGCGCTGCTCGATCATCTGGGCACGCGGCACATCGATGAAGCCAACCATCCCTGACGGTGCGCTTCTGGTTGTAGATCACAGTCAGACTGCTGTTGAGCATGGCTGCATTTACGTTTTCAATGTCTGCGACCGCCTCCTGGTGAAGAGGGCAAGATGGCGATTG